ATACTCTTCCCCCATCGCTTTTTGTTTGCGAAGTTTCTTAGGATTCTTAGTCTTATCTGCTGAGTATGTATTCTCATCACGATCATCATCAGGATCTACAGCAACACGGTGTCTTGCTGCTCTATCATCATCGGACATATTTGCACGACGAGACTTTGCTTCATCTGGACTATAAGTTCTTCCAGTATTGTGCCATTCGTGTCCTTCGTGCCCTCTGTCACGAGCATCCTTCGTAGCAGCTTTAGTTACTGCCTTTGCACGATTTGATTTGAAGGTCTTCATATCAAGTCCTTCAACGTTCAAAGTTTTTGGATAATCCTTTTCACCTGGTTTGGCTGGACTTTCTCCACGCTTTCTTTTAGCATGGATACGGTCCCACAGTCCAAGTTTTTCCTTGAGTTCATCAACTAGTTCACCTTTAAAGTTTTTGCTAGATTTTTTTGTACAAGCAGCAGCCTCTGCCATAAATTGTTCAAAAGATTTATTTACATCTTCGTTAATCTTTTGTTTCATAAGTTGATAACCTTTTTATTTTTTTTATTTCTCTTGACTATTTATTTGTTTAATCATTTTTTGAAGATCTGAGGTTGATCCAACAAACAAAGAGTTATTGACAACGTTTGGACCTTTAGTATGACTATCTTCATTAATTTCTTTAAGTTTTTTTTGAGATTCTAAAAGTTTGTCAGTAATATCGGCAACATTTTTAATTAAATTGCCAGCTACTTCATATGCTCTTGGATGATTTGTTTGTTTTGCAACATCAAGAATATCATTGATTGCTTCCTGTCCTTTTTCAATTAAGTTATAAAGATTGCCTCTTGCATACTCATGATCATCTTTTACCTGATTATCACTTTTTACTAATTTAATTTCTCTTACAGTCTCTTCAGCTTTCATAATTTCACATTCGACATTGAATTCTTTGTTTAAATTTTCAAAAGGATCTATCATAATAATGTTGTCCAAGATTCATTGAAACCAAAATTATCATCTGGTTCTACAAATTGATCATCTAGAGTAGTAATTACTGAGAATTTGTGAGGACCTGTTCCCTGCGAAGTTAAATTTATATTAATATCACGTTGAGAATTATACTTCGTTGTTGCAACTCTAAAATTATTATTATCAATTTTAACAATATAGTATTCACTGCCAGATTCCAATCCACCGATAGGGGATCCAGTTTGATTGGTAACTCTATACGTTACAAAATCACCAGTAATAAATCCATGATTGGGCAAAGTAATTGTGTTGCTATTTACATTGACTTCCGTGAATGAAATGTCAGTACCATCATTAGTATAATCTTCTAGTGCTTTTGGAGTTGCACTATATCTTACATATCTAGAACCAGTGTTAATTGCCGTACCAATATCAACATTAACTGTTTTAATCACATCTTGAGATACAACTGGGCCATATAGATAAGTTTTTGCTACAAAATTTAAAGTATGAATTAAAGATCTCCTTCTTCTAAAATCTCCTTCATAATCATCTTGAATACTTACATTTTGTAATATAATTGGTATGTCTTTAATTTCTTTTGTTTGATCAATAAGATTAATAGTAATATTAAACATTGGTTGAAAGTATGGAAGAATTTGTTCTAAAATTTGAACAGAATCATCATTATTTTTACTAATAATATTAAGTTCAAAATCTAGGTTGTACGGCACTGGAGTATATTGAGTATATACTTCTTTGGTATCACCAGACTTTGGAGTTTTGCAAATATTAATTGGTGCTAACTTTCTAGTAGAATCATAATTAATTCCTTTCATTTCAAATGCAATTCTTGGCAATTGAATTTGAATCTCAGATCTTCCATCTAATTGCGGTTCTGCTTCAATTCTTGCAAGAAACTTTTCTCTTGGTCCATAGGAAAGAGGCACTTTAATAGTTTGAACAATATTTCCATTGGCATCAACGCGCCTTAATTCAATATTATTAAAGAGGGTTCCAAACCCAACAATAGTTTTACGAATAATTTCGTGATAAAAATGTTTACCTAACATCAGAATACTCCCATATTTCCATATTCACCAAATGGATTTTTTGCAGTCCAGTCAATAATTTTATCACCAGATAACTCAAACCATTCATTTTCAGCACCAGGATCATTTTCTTTTTCTATAGTACTGAATGAGGTAATAGTCCATTCAGCACCAGTTTCTTCACCAACTAACGTATCATTATCAACGAAAGTTCCTACAATATTAATTAATTCTAGTTCTTTATTAGTACCATCATATCTCGTAACTTTACCTTTTGGTTCGGATGGAGATCTTTGTATTGTAATAGTTGGTGCTGTAGTATAACCAGAACCTGGATTCGTAATATTTATGGAAGTTACTTTTCCATTAGTAAGAACAGCTGTTGCAGTTGCTTTTACTCCAGTTGCCGGTGATGATATAGTTACAGTTGGAACTGTTTTATATTCCTCTCCAAGTTTTAAAACTTTAATGTTAGTCACAGATCCAGAAGTTATTGTTGCAGCTGCATCTGCAGATTTGGATGAACCAAATACAAGTTCTCCATTTTTGAATGATTTTTTATTTGCAACCGTTGTAATTGCTGATGCATTAGAACCAGAACCAATAAATGATACAAGTGGTGCGGTAGAATAACCAACCCCTGGTTCTGTCAAATTAATTGAACTAATAGAACCATTGGTTGTTGAGACACTAACGGATGCTTTTGACCCAGTTCCTGGCGGCCCAAATGTTACAGTAGTATTTCTTCCATAGCCAGTTCCAGCATTTGTTAGATATACAGATTTAATACCATCGATGAGTTTAAACACAACTGAATATCCAGAGTCTTTGGTAATATCGTCGATTTCTTTAATTCCAGTCTCAATCCTTTCATCAGAAAACTCCATTGTTTCTACAATGAGTTGATATGTTTGAATAGCATCAAGTTGTCTAAATGGTTTTTCGTGTTCAACAAACTTGATTTGAAAAAATTGTTGAGTGAGAGGAAAATATAATAGATCTCCTTCATTGGGTCGTTTTGACGATACTAAATTATTTGAAGACGAAACAAGATCTTCCCATCTTCTCTTTGAAATTATAAACGTTGCTTCATCAGAAATTCTTACGCCAAACTTTGATAGTAAAGTTCCATCGCCTTCGAAACCTTCGAAACTTGATAGATACATTTCAATTAAATAATTTTCATCAAATTTTGAAAGTATGTCTTCTCTAAAAATTCTATCTTTTTTTACTATTTCTCTGGGTAAGTAATATACATCATGTCCATAAATCTGTAAAGACTCTATGATTAAATTCTCATATAGTCTTTGTTCTGAAAGTGTACCATTTGAAAAATAAACATTTTTAGCCATATCAACCTACGCAGTCTAATGGTGGAAGTTCATATGTAGAAGACATTTCTTCTGTTAGTTTATCCAACTCTTGAACCGCGTCATCATACAATTGTCTACCATTAAACTCTACTCCACCAGGTAATTTTATACCCTGAAATTTCATTAAATTTTGACCCCACTGTTTCTTTATAGACGATGTGAGATATTTTTTTATAAAAATTTCATTGTAAATTTTTGGCCATGTGACTGGATCTAGTGCTCTGTAACATTCAATAACTAGATAGTCGTTTGCAGCCACTCTTTGCCAATCAACATCAACATATATTTTATTTTGAACTTTATTATATCTTATTATTTTTTTACCTTCTAAAAGAAATTCTAATGTTTCTAAGTATGTCATAGTCATAGTTAGATTTAAAATATCATACGCATAAAAATTATAAAAATCATTTAAGAAAAATTGATATCTAAAACCGAACATACTATTTACGTATGTATTAGAAATAGGCATTATATTTTCAACACCAATAACATGATCTGGTAAAGTAAAATACCCTCTACCTTCTTCAAATTGAAGAGTTCTTGGCGGCGTAGCAGTATTTTGATCTGTTACTGTGGTTGAAGTATTTCTTTTTCTGCCATTTTCAATATCTTCATTAGTAAATTTATACTTTAACATAACCCTTTCAACCCCATTATAAACCCTCTCATTGTAGAGTTGAATGGTATCATCAATTAAATCTTCAATTTGATCATCGTCAACATTAATTTCAATTACTGGCTTACCTAATTTTCGTAAGCAGTATTCCTTAAGTTGCGACCTGCTGCTTGGGTTTGCCATTACTTTGTTTTACTGGTGAAGTTTCATTAAATGTTTCACTATCGTGTATCTTTTCGGGAGAACTCTGTAGTTGTTGTATGACAGAGTTTAAATACATTACTTTAGACTCTAACATAATATTTTGTTGGGTAAGTTGATTAATTTTGCTACTCATCACTTGCATTAAAGTGTTGGCTTCATCAGGATTCATAATTACCTCATTTTTAATTATTTATCAATAAGTACCACCATCAATTGTAGTAGTCCACACAGGAACACCCGCAGCAGTTACAGTCAAAATTTGGTTTGAAGTTGTTATATCAGATGTTCCTGCTGCATCTGTTGAAGTAAGTCTTTTATATTGATCGAAATATGGAACACCTTTGTGAATACCAATATCTAGTTTAGTAGTATTAAAATATGCACTACCAACAGTTCCAGTAAATACCTGAGAAGTATTTGTTGCATCTGGAATATATGTGAAATAATATGTGGTGGTAGCTCCCTCCGATGTACCAGATTCATCATAACCAAAAAATCCAGTTTTTAGACCACTGTTAAAATATTTAAATTCAATACCACGATCCTTATTATCATCTGCACCTTGCGTAAAGGTTAGAATTTTTGGTGATGTATTTGTACTTGCTGCGATACCAGCAGATAGGTTTGCACTAAGAGTAATAGTATTAGCACCTACATTAATGTTGGTAATAGTTGTTCCGTTTGGAATCGATGCATTACCAGAAACAATATCACCAACATTCAACCCGTCTACATCATCAAGAATAACTACTGACTGTCCACTTGCTGCAGCAGAAACAACAGTTTTTTCACTAATACTATCTCCAAGTGTAAATATAGGATCATTAACAGTCATCTGTGTAGAATTGACCGTTGTTGTAGTACCAGAAACTTGTAAGTTACCTCTAACTACAACATTACCAGCACCATCACCGCCGGCAGGATATGGGTCAATTGTGATTGTTTGAGCACCTGAATTGTCACTATAAATTGTAGAACCTACAATTCTCAAATCTCCAAAGTCAACTTCGGTTGAAGAACTACCAATGTTTAGAGTAGTTGCTGCCCCAGCAAAGTTAACTGTGGTAGCATTTGTATTTACAAGGTTAAATGTAGCAGTAGAAACAGTAAGATCTCCACCATCAATATTAACGTCTCCATCTACATCTAGATCGTTGTTGATATTGGTAGTGCCACTAGCGGCACCAATCTCTACAGTAGTTGCGGCCCCAGCAAAGTTAACTGTGGTAGCGGTTGTGTTAAGTAAATTAAATGTAGATTGATTAGTAGTTAAATCACCACCATTTACTTGTAAATCTAGGTCTACCTCAAGGTTATTATTGATGTTAGTAGTACCACTAGCGGCACCAATCTCTACAGTAGTTGCTGCCCCAGCAAAGTTAACTGTAGTAGCAACAGTATCAAAAAGATATTGTGTTGATTCAGTACCAACTAAAGTATTATTTCTAAACCTAGTAGTACCACTTCCTGCGGATCCAAAATTAATTGTTCCAGCTGCACCAAAAGCATTAACTGTAGTAGCGGTTGTATTTACAAGGTTAAACGTAGCAGTAGAAACAGTAAGATCTCCACCATCAATATTAACGTCTCCATCTACATCAAGGTTATTATTGATGTTAGTAGTACCACTAGCAGACCCAATCTCTACAGTAGTTGCTGATCCAGCAAAGTTAACTGTGGTAGCATTTGCATTTGCAAGGTTAAACGTAGCAGTAGAAACAGTAAGAGCTCCACCATCAATATTTACATCACCATCTACATCTAGATTGTTGTTGATATTGGTAGTGCCACTAGCGGCACCAATCTCAATAGCAGTTGCTGCACCAAAAGCATTAACTGTAGTAGCATTAGCATTTGCAAGGTTAAAAGTAATGTTAGAAACAGTAAGATCCCCGCCGTCAATATTAAGGTCTCCATCTACATCAAGGTTATTATTAACATTAGTAGTACCAGTAGCAGACCCAATCTCAATAGTAGTTGCTGATCCAGCAAAGTTAACTGTAGCAGCATTTGTGTTTAGTAAGTTAAATGTAGATTGATTAGTAGTTAAATCCCCACCGTTTACTTGTAAATCTAGGTCTACTACTAAATTATTATTAACATTAGTAGTACCAGTAGCAGACCCGATTTCTACAGTAGTTGCTGATCCAGCAAAGTTAACTGTAGCAGCATTTGTGTTTAGTAAGTTAAATGTAGATTGATTAGTAGTTAAATCACCACCATCAATGTTTAAATCATTATCAATGTCAACATTACCAGTACTGAATGTAATTAATTCTGATCCAGCGCCAGTATCAATATCAATATATTTGTTTGATCCTTCTCGTACAATGAACGCATCAGATCCTGAAATAATTTTATTATCTAGTCTGGTATTATCATTACCAATTGTTATTTTTTGTTGTGCATTATTTGTATCAACCTCAACATAATTTTGAGATCCTTCTTTAATAGCAAAAGCAGTTGGTGTGTTATCTTCAATAACAATATTGACTGTTGCTAACGAATTACCAAGAGTTAACAGTTCTGCATTATTTGTAGTATCAATATCAATATACTTATTTGAACCTTCTTTTACTACAAAGGCACCTGCAGTATTATCTTGAATGCTAGAGTTTACTGCGGTTGCATATGAAATATTTCCAGTTAAATAAACATTGCCGGAAACATCTACATTAAATTTATCTGAACCGCCAACAGATAAGTTAAGAAGTCTTGAGCTTGCTGCCGATGCAGTATTGATTACGTCAAGATCAATACCGTAGAAAGTTGAACCGCCATTGTTCCAGGTGGATGAGATATTAAGTAAAGTATCTGAAGCACTTAGAGTTGGGGATGTAATATCAACCGCGCCAGAAAAACTATCAACGATGAATCTATCGACAGATCCGTCATTAATTTTGAATAAATTATCACCAAGTGTACTAGAACCAGAAATTACCACATCTCCAGTTCCATTTGTGTCAATGGTCAAATTACCATTTGAATTTGTGGTGGAAATTGTATTGCCATCTAGGGTGATGTTATCAACATTCCATTCATTAACCTTTTTAGATGAGTCTACAATTGCTGCAGAGTTTGAAACAATTGTTCCATGTCCATGATCTAGAAGATCTGTAAAATACTTGCCACCTATGATATCAATATTTGCTGAGACACCAGCAGTTTCAGGTCCTCTACCCACAAACAGTTTACCAAAAGAGGTAACGTTTGCACCTTGAGCATCTGTATAAGTACTAGTGCCTTCCCCGTAAGCAAGCTCACCCTGACCCAATCCAGCCGGGGTTGCTGTTGGGTTGGTACTGGATCTTTTAATCTTTAAGATTGATGCCATGTCTTTTTACCTGTGTGATTAGAAATTACCGCAATTAATTTGTAAACCAGATTTTTCTAAAATATTTTGTGCTATCCAAGATCCACTTGCAGCATCATATTGAAGCAGAGCTCCATCTGATGCACCTGTCATATTTACGTCAGTCAATCCTGAAAGCCTACCGCCGCCAGCTGTATTTACAGTGATGACTTGGGGTACTCTAGATACTGTTACTTTGGTGTTCATTTTGTTACTCCTGGGTTGATTGTGACTATACCCTCAATAACTCTTGTTTTCACCCCACCGTTTGAAACAATTATTACATCATACAAATATCTTCCCTGTTCCATATTGGACGTAGATGAAGAAGGCAAAGACAAAGAAACAGTTCCGTTTCCGTTAACGGAAACAGTAAAATCAACAGATGTTGAACTATAATATGATTTTTTAATTTTGGCAGCTGCAGTATAACCAGTCAAGTTCCAATACACATTAGAATCGTCATAGATTCCAATTTGTGCGGAAAAGTCTGATCCTTGATCAATATACAGATTGTGTACTGCTGCCATAAGAGTTTACCACTTATTTTTATTTATATTAGTTAGTAATCTTACTTAAAGGCTAATTGTTGTAATAATTTTTTTATCTCATTTATTTCATCTTTTAACTCATTTAAATTTGTTTCAATATTTGCAACTCTTTCTTTTTCAGATTTACGGGCCTGATAAGATTTTAGATATGATTCGTAATCACTGGGATTGTTGTTTATGATTGCTCCACTTTTTAAATCTCGATATAGATCTGGATGGCCATCAACGTTCAATTTATCCATATTAAATAGCAAGAGCAATTGCTCTAAAGTTTTTAATTTTTGGAATATTACTTTGATCATTACCGATCATAATAACTTTAATACTCCATTCTTTAAATTCTTGCAATCCACGAATTTCATATTCAAACGATCTGTATTCATTTTCAGTTTGAGAAACTGGATATGATTCGACAGGTATTTCAGTATAGTTCATATCACCAAAACTACCCAAGGCAGAGTCTCCTTTAATCTTAACAAAGACTTTAATATCAACTCCTTGTCTTCTAATAGCATCAAATAAAACTCTTACAGAAGAAGCAGATTTTTCTAAAGTAACTTTTTTTGTAATATATGCGGGATGCAATCCACCTATAGGTAGTAATTCAGAACTAATATCAATATTTCCACTATCAGTAAGTTCTTTATTAATTCTATTTGAAATTGTGATGATAGAAGATCCAATCAAATCCAGTACTGGACTTATTGTATCTTTTGTTGTTGACATATTAATCATTAGTTTCATGCTTCCTTTTACGCCATTTAAATATTTTTTTGCATTTATATCTGAGGCAACAAGTCTTGGTGATGAAAGTTCATTTTCTGTTTTATTTGATATAGTTTCACCATCCTTAAGTAAGAAAGAAACCTGTGATGTATTGCCAATGCTAGTTCCAGTTATTGAATCCAATACTAAAGTGGAGTCTGTATCTGGTAAAGTTAAAATATTAATTTGTGGATTAAGAATTTCATATGGAATATTTCTAGTTGCATATGCATTTGGGCCGCCGCCAGAAATAGTAAAGTTTGCTTTATTTTGATTTACAATTTGATATTCGTCAATATTTAATACATTTAAAATTTTGTGAGTAGTATTAATACTATCAAGATTCATTCCATTTAAATTATAACATTTAACTATTGACCCGCTTAAGTGTTGTGCAGCAATAGTTCCCAAAGCTCCTCTTTGTTGTACAGTAAAAACATTGTCACTAGTTATCTCTGAGTATGCAATAATTTCATTGTTAATTTTAATGTATCCTGGATTCGTTGAAGAGATAGGTGCATTATTAACTTTTGTCCAAGTAGTGAATGAATTGTAATTGATAGATTGATTTCTTAAATCGTTCAATGTTAATGTTAATGCAGTATTTGAAATAGTTGCACCAAGAAGTGAATTAGGTTGATCGGACACTACATCATTAAGAATTACATAATTTTGTGTGCCGTGCATACCATGATTTGGTTGAAATACAGTAATTGTAGTAGAGTCTTGATTAAATCGTAACGATTCTGGTTGTAGTTTTACTGGGGGAATTGGTTTATTATACAATACTGCTGGTACTGTTGTATTGGTAGTAAATTTAGCTCTATTAAGAGTAAATTTAATATCTTCATATTGATCAGGAGTCCAAGTAGATTGATTAGCAGACTTAAAGAGAACTCCAATGTATGGTTGTTTGTCAATAGCATTATTGTTAGTTACATCGATTTCACCTAATCTAGAAACCCATATATAATAATTTTGAGAAACTGCCTTAACTACAAAACAATAATCTGTTTTATCTGATAAATATACAGGACTTGGAAATGTAAATGTTGTTGGTATAGATGCATCAGATGAAATTTTTACATCTGATGCATTTACTGTCACACTACTATATGGAACTACTGTAGATGTAGGATAACCATTTTCTACAGTTCTAATATCCACAGAAATTGGAACTATATTATCTTTGGTATAGAAATACAAATCAATAGATGTTGCAAATATTCCACCTTCAGTGTCTATAAAGAATGATTGAGCTAATGGATCCCTACCGCCAGGGGCCTGAACGGGATCTGCAACAAATACCGTTCTATTTTGAGAAATTGGTGTAGTAACTACTTCTGGTACAGAGACAGAAACGATATTTGATGTCACATTTACTTGGGTGCCTTCAGTCAAATATGAAGTTGAAGCACTGGAAGATGTATATCCAATAGCAAAAATATCACCTGGTTTATCTGAAATTGTAAAGGTTAATATTCCAGTTTCAAATTTTTGTGGAGGAATAGTAACAAAAGCATGAATTGTTCCAATTTCATTAGATATCACTTTTTGAGGTACTTGTGTTGTACCTATCGCGCCAGATGTCATACCACGAATACTAAATCTTTGTCCTAGTAACGTTGGATTTATCAAATTAAGATTTGTAGTACTAATTTTATCAATTGCTAATATTGTAGTATTTTGTGAATATTCGATAGTTTGACTAGTTTGATTTAATGCAAAATTATTACCAATTAGATCTTTATTTGATGTAAAATTATATGGATCAACAACTGTTGCAGTTATTGTATTAAAATCTGTTGGCAACACCTGAAATGAGTCAGCAGGAATGTCAAATAGCAATGGCGGAAGAGGAAAAAGTTCTACAGTCTCTCCAACAATAAATTTTTTATTAACTCCACTAATGTTAGTGATTATTTTGGGATATAAAAATTCTGTTGCATTTATCTCATTAATATAAAAATTAAAATTTGTATTTGGTTTTAAAGAAGTTCCTAATAAATCAATAATAGAAGATCTGACAAATCTTAAATCTACAATACTATTAATTGTATCCCCCGTGTTAATCGTCTGTTCCGTAACATCGATCCTATTATTAACTCCAGTTCTTGATTGAAAATTATTTGTACCACCATTTGTACGCTCTGAACGAGTAGTAGTCCAAGAACCCCATTGATCACCTGCAGCACCACTTTGATCAAATAAAAATCTAATTGGTCCCTCTAGATCAATAGTTTGTGTTTCGCCCATAGTTCGAACAGTATCATACCAAACATCTTTTTTTGGAGTTAAAGTAATATTTCCAACCCAATTAACAATTTCAAATGGATTAATATTTTCTACTCTAGATGCAAAAGATTGACTTATATACACAACATCTGTATATGGTAAAGTAATTAGATCTCCAGTTTTTTTAGTTGCACCTTCAGTATTGCTATATACAAAATCAACATTATTTACATATGGATATGGTCTAGCTAAATAATTATTGGTATCTATAGAAATACTATAGTCTGGGTTTGTTATATCAGCAATAGTTACTGTATTAAATTTATCTACGATAAAACCATTCTTAAATCTATTTTTTCCTTCATCATCTAAAATATTCAAGGTATTTGTATTAATTTCTAGTAAATTTAAAGAAGTATAAGTTTCTACATTTGTTAATCTTTCATCAAGTAGACCAATATCTTTCATTGTATAACCTTTAGTATTTTCTAATTTAATAGAAGCATCGGATACTTTTTTAAGATATGGAGGTAGACTGATAGTTCCTAACAATAATCCAGTATCATTAGTTAATGGTAATTTTGGATTAATAGAATCTGCACCCTTAATTATTGACGCATATCCAGTTTCATTTAGATAAACTTTGTCAATACGCCCTAAGTAAAAATCATAATCTAATGTAACTAACTTTTGCGGATATGCAAATTTTGTTGATGATTGAATTTGATTTAATTTAAAATCAAACGCAGATTGAGTTTCTCTATATGGATCTGATAGAGTGCCAGAACCTCCATTTGATCCAGTTGATGGTGCGATATAATACCTAAAATCTACGAGATCACTATACGAAACTCCATTATATGAAGTTGGTACTTCAGAATACTCTAAATTAGTAAAAGAATCAGCCACATAAAAATCATTAGATAAGTCTTCGTGTTTAAGATAATCAAAAACTACAATAATTTTATTTACTGGATATGGTTTATTTAATTTTCTGACTAATTTAGAAACTCTATAAAAATCTTCAGTGTCGTTTTTTACTAAACTAAAGTTAGAAGAAATATCTTTATATGCACCATATGTTGATTGTTTTACAAAACGTCCAATTATACTAGCATTTGTCGAAACTTCTACTTTAATTGCTAAATTTGATCCTTGTACAAATTTATCATCACTTAAGTATTTTATTTTTAAATTTGTAGAAGAAATTTCAATAATTCTTGCTCTAATATTTCCAGCAACAATTACATCACCAACCACAATTTTATCAGAATTGTTCAGAACAATACTATCAAACATGTCTACTGCTTGTATTTGAGCAGATGTTGCTTCATGAATTGCATGAATTTTATATACATCTGGAAATTTTAAAGACCACTCCCTATCAATTAATCTAGTTCCATATTTGGTATTGTTCGAATTCTTAAATAAATCTACTATTAATTTTTGATAAGGAACAGAGATTTTTTTTCTAGGCGAAGCATTTGATAATCTTAATTTATAAAAAACATTTACCACAGAGCCGTTTTGAGGATCTAATCCAGATACAGAAACTACATTTCCACTAGTTTGAGTTATTACTGGAGTTAGTAATGCAGTTGCAGAAGTTACAATTACAGTACTTGCTTCAATAGATTCTGTTAATGGTCTTGAAATTGTAAATCCACCATTAAGTACTGTATATTGTTCTGTCTTAGATATATCATAACTAAAATCTGTGGTTGATTTTACTGGATATGAAGATGTTTTTATAGAAAGACCATTATTTGATGAATACAGTTTACATGTCAATTTTGAAACATTATAATATATTCCATTTGTCAAATTTGTTGGAGATGTTAAAACAATTGTACTTGCGTTAGTTACGGTAGAGACTTCAACATCAGAACTTCCAATTCTTAGTTTAGATTTTGCAAATACTTCAGAGTTAAACTTAGTACCTGTTCCAGTGAATGTAGTTCCATTAACTGAAAAAGAAGATCCACTAATAGGTACAGGATCTAATTTTACAAATGATGTAAATACTGTGTTAGATCCGCTTATTCTTTGAATCTTTCTAACATTTTCTAATTTTGGTACATTAATTGTTGATATAGTGACTGGTGATGTATAATCAACTCTACTTGATTGAATTGCTTCCGATGGTAAAAATGAACCTGTTACCTGCCTTAATATTACATTCTGTCCCGAAAAAGATTCTACAACACCAGTAGCTCCACTAGTTGATCCAGTAATAAAATCTCCAGATTGCAATGAATGTGATGATGTAGAAAGAGTTAAAGTAGTATATACAGTAAGATCAGTGATATATAATTTATATCCAAATGTTAATCCAAGAGCTTTTGCTTCTCCTACTATTTGATTATCAACATCTTTTAGTATCAATGGACTATTAAAGTTTACAGATCCAGAAATTGTTTGATTTGGATCAAGATTAAAATATTGACCAATATTTAGAAAAATACCTTGATTATTAAGTGATGATGATTTTCTAGGTTTTTCTGCCAATATATATTGTTTTTTGGTGTTTATTACTTCAAATCCTTTTACATATGCTTTTCCTTCTGAAATTTCCAAAGCATAGTAATCATTTCCGTTTATTGAAGTATCTTCATCTTCCGTAGGATCTCTATCCAAAATTGTTCTTCCATCTGGTATTAGTTGATTCGTAAAATATACACCATTATTTTCTCCATCAAATAAAGCTTCTCTGATTTTAATTGAATACTGATCCAGAGTATAATTACCAGATTCATCAAATGTTCTTCTAGCTAAATTTTTTTCTAACTCACTATATGCAGAAAATTCTACAAGTTTAACTGCAGAACCCTCTTCAAGACGAAGAAGTTCGATAAAATTTGAATCATCAGTTAATAATAAATTTTGTTTAGTCAGTTCAGTACTTATTTTAAGTCTGTCTGCTCCTGGAGCAGAGTAATTAGTTGATCCTAAAGCATTATCAAATAAACTCTCATCATCTTCTGAAGTAACAATACTTTCATTTACAACTAACCCCACTTTGTATGATGGTTGATTTGTATATTGATCTAAAATAATTCTCTGTGTAGGAACTTCTACAAAAAATCCTTTAATAAAATATACACCCGAATTAATATAAGCTACAGACCCAGTATATGCGGTTGCATTTTGTACAGTAGTAACTGCAATGGGAATACCATCAGATTCTCTTATGAGAATTTCATTATTTTTAAATTTATTTAATTGTATATCATCTTCAAAGAATCCGCCAGCAGTGTATTTTACATACAAAGTAATAATATTTTTTTCTGAATCTTCTTCGCTAATCGTATCAATAATTTCTGCCTTAACTCCAGAAGACGATCCTTTTATTGTAGTTCCAACTAAAGAGGATCTATATTCTTCAACTCGTATTCCATTAATTAAATTTTGAACAAGTACAGCAGTATATTGTAAGTTATATCCAATATTTCCAGGAATAACTACAGATCCATCTTTAAAGATGTGTTGACCAAATCTTTCAACTTGATTTTGTAAA